TGGTATTGGTAGTCAATTAGCTGGTCAATTCAGATACAAGTCAGCAGGTAAACGAATTCTCATTGTAGGTGGTGAAGGTGATATGGTTGCTGCTTGGGGTATGCTGAATAAATGGACACATGTTGTATCACCAACATGCGGTGAATCAAGCGCTGCACAACAATGTGCCAATAATTACGACTTCTTAGACCAATATGAAGAAATCTATGTTGGTATGGATAATGATGAAGCTGGCGCTACCGCTGTAGAAAACATCATCAAAGTGTTACCATCAGAAAAAATTAAAATAGTTAAATGGTCAGCTAAAGACCCACATAAGCTATTAGAAGATGGCAGAGGCGATCAGATAGTTAAAGACTTTTTCAACGCTAGGTCTTATGTTGATTCTGGATTGAAGTCATCTAATGAGGTGATGGCAGATGTTCAGGATGTGTTGACAGCCACAAAAATAACTCTACCACCTTACATGTGGCGAATGGAAAGGATGATGAAACGTGCATTTTCTAAAGGCAGGGTTGTTAACATAATCGGATCTACATCATGTGGTAAATCAACGCACGTAAATAATATGATTTATCATTGGATTTTTAGTGAAGGATTAAAACCTCTAATCATTTCATTAGAGATGACCGCAGGGGAATATGCTGTTGATTTACTATCACTACATCTAAAGAAAAACTTGGATTGGTTCGATGATGGTATGGATGCTTGGAATTATTTACAACGTGATGATGTTAAAATGTTGTATGATGATTTGTTTATGGATTCTGAATATAATGAACGTTTCCGCATTCTTGATGATCGTGATGGTAATATTGAATCTCTTAAAAAGATGATTGAGCGTGGTGTTAAACAATACGGATGTAATATGATAATCATTGACGTATTAACTGATTTGGTTCGATTCTTACCACAAGATGAGCAAGAAAAGTTTATGTTGTGGGAAAAGAACTTCGTAAAATCTGGTGTCAACATTGTTAACGTATTGCACACTAGAAAGCCTGATCGAGATAAGGATGGTAAACTACGTCGCACTACAGAATACGATGCGCTGGGGACAGGTAGCTTTGTTCAATCAGCACACATCAACATTATTATCAATCGTGATAAAATGGAATTAAATGAGGTAGAAAAAAATAGCACATACGTTGATATGCCTAAGTGTAGACGAGGCACTACTGGTGATGCTGGTGTTTGGTATTATGATGGTGCTACCCGTCAGTGTTATGATAGAGAAGATTTCTTTAATCAGAGTCGGTCAGTTAATCCTAATTATGTTCCACCTGAACAAACAGTAACGATAGAACAAATAGATGTTCCTCCGTTTGATCCTGAAATAATGGAAAATGATTTAGGTGTTGTTGGTGATGTTATTGAAGAAGATTTTTAAGGAGGCAATGGTGAAAGAATGTAGTAATTGTTACCAAGTTAAGCCAATTGACGATTTCTACGCTGTTGGTAAAACCAAGAATGGTGACATACGGTACAACCCTAAGTGCAAAATTTGCGTAAAATTTGATTGTAGAGAAAGGTATCGCACCGATCCAAAACTCAGAGCTGCAAGAAAAGAAAGGGCTGATGTTTTAAGGGATGACCCTGATTTTGTAGCTAGAAATAAGCGGAGAGGTCAGGAATTTTACTATAGTATGGAAGGTAGAGCCAAGACATTGCTGAAATCGGCAACTAGAAGGAAGGATAAACATTCTGAATTTGATATAGATTTAGATTTTGTATTAGAAAAACTATCAAAAGGGTTCTGTGAGGTAACTGGTATACCATTCAGTTACGAAAAACCAGTTGATAGTTTTAATAATAAATATTCACCTTCAATAGACAGGATTGACAGCAAAATTGGTTATATAAAAAGTAATACTAGAATAGTAATATGGCAATATAACCTAATGAAGGGTGAAATTTCAGACAACGAATTATTGGAGATTTGTAAGATAATGGTGAACAAGGAGTTGCAATGAATAGTTATTGGGTGTATGACCTAGAGAGTTATCCTAACATTTGGACTTGTTGTATAGCTGACATGCAAACACGTAAACTC